CTATAGCAAATATACATAAACATAAGCACTTAGATTTATATATAATCTTTCACTCAGCACCTGACTATATATACTCACCAGGTTGGCGAAGAGATTTCCCTCTTGAAGAAATCAAACTAGCTGTTAAAAACACACAAGCCTTAGAATCCTTTGAAGAACAACTACGTAGACACAGCCCGTTTACACACTCAAACTTAAAAAATGAATTAAAAGCATGGTTAAATGTTTGGAACAACGATAAACTTGTACAATTAAATTTCATAGCTAATTTACTACTGTTGAATAAACTCCTGAGTGTGAAGAATGTCATACACATACCTAGATCAAATGTAGAAAAAAGTATACTTAACACTGGTACTATAAATGAACGACTACAAGAATTATTAAAAAGTGCTGGAACTCACCCAACATACATTCCTCGTAAGCAACATGATGAAGTAGCCGAAGAGATGATTTTGACTATACAAAAAGAAAAGATTAAATTAGGTTTTTAATTGCTTAGTAGTTAATTTTTCATTATACTGTTTTTAGAAGTTGAGGTAAGGGATAACCTTCTTAAAAAAACCCTCCGCAAAGTCTCAGGGGAAGTCCTGTTAGTATCGAACGCAAGAGAAGCCCACGATGTGTATAAGCACTAGGCGCCATTCAAAACAACCTTCGCTAGTAGAGAACACAGTCTTCCCCATGATTTTTCGATTGCTTGTAGGTTATTTATTTGTTAATATTGTTTTACAAAATGAGGGAATGGCAATGCCTCTGACTATTGCCACCAAGTTTCAGAGCTAATGAGGTGAATTATGGCTGAAGCAACCCAAAAGACTACTAACTACTCTCCAGAAATGGTTGACTCTTTGGTCGCTATGTATGAGGAGCTTGGCAACGATGGTCTCGACCAAATTGCCGCTGAACTGGATAAAACTGTTCGTTCTGTCCGTTCTAAACTCGTCCGTGAGGGCGTTTATGTGGCGTCTCCTAAGAAGGCGGCTGCAAAGCAGGAAGGTCCTTCTAAGAAGGAAATCTTGCGTGAGATCGAGTCTAGCGGATTCGATGTCTCTGGCTTCGAAGGTGCTACGAAAGCAGCACTATCACGGCTGATCTCAGTAGTAGCTAACTAAGCTACTGCTCAAGCCCTACTCTTTCGGGAGTAGGCACAGTTTCTTCTCTCAGTGCCGTTGGCTGTAAAGCATAGTACTAGGTTGAGAGAAGCAAGGCGCACCCAGCACCGCCTGCAATTACGCGAAATGCTGGATCTATGGAGAAGGTGCAACCTGTGTTTATTTACAGGCTCTGCCCAACAACACTACTCTAGATGCGCATCTAGAGAAGTTACCGTACCTCAGGGGTTACTAATACTGAGTCACCGTCAAGGGGGAGCTATCACATAATTGGAGTGCTTCCTAACATAGTTTCTTTGTTGGCTATTATACATGACATCAACAACACAGGGTGGTCTACCGACACTTCACTACCATAATGTGATAAAGCAAAATCTTAAGTCAGGATCACAAGCCTATGTAGGCAGTACAACCTACACCTTGTCTGACACGAAGTTGATCCTATTGATTGATCATCACGATCTAAATGCTCTTGAAGGAGTGGACAATGCAAGTCCACTCCTTTCTTGCTTTTATAACAAATTATGCTACAATATTAAAATGATTTCAATTAACGATTTTTACGATTTAGTTATGCCAAGACTAAAAAATATACCACATATAATCTATAATGGTACTTTATGGTCTATTGCACAAGAATATGATCTGCATGTAGACGATATTGACATTGATCTGCTTTTCCCTATTGAATGTCAAAACCAAATTAGGGAAGAATTTTCAGATTTTGATGTCTTACGAGATGATGAGTATCATCTTTGGTTAGAGTTTGAAGGTAGGAGATTAGATTGTTATCTTTACAAAGACTGTGGTAACTATATTTCTGAGGCATCTTCCTATATAATTATGGCAGATGATAGAGGTATTGATCCAGAAAAACTTTCTATGCATTGGGATAAGGATTTAATTTTTCCTACTCAAACAGTTGTGTATAGAGACATTGTTGTTCAATTACCTGCAAAACCGTTTGAAATGTTAGAAAAACACTTCGGTAAAAACTGGCAAAAATGGGAAACACCGTTCACTGCAACTAATATAGGTAAAGTAGAAATTCACCGAACTGTTTTTGATCATAAAACAAAATTAGTTTATAGCCATAAAAACACACCTTACTACTTTGATAAAGATGGTGTGAGATATTCTCACCTTCCTACAAAACCCGATTCATAATTGCTCAATGCCTATTTATTTGCTATATTTAGTCATAATTACTCAAAAGGAGCAAGAATATGGAAGTACTAGCAATCATTGCTGCATTGGCAGCAGGCGCACACTATCTTCAAGATAGTGACGAACCCAACGCAATTCACAGTTCACAAACTACTGATAACATCTCAAAATTTAGACAAGATCTCAACAATGAATTAAATCTAGCACAGATTGACTGGAGCAAAGCAGGCAATTTTAAGGTTGGCGATTCATCTGAGAATGGCGTACAGTGGGTATTCATCACTAACTAAGGGATAGCGGATATGACTTATACATATAAAGTGTTAGAGGGTGCTCTTGTTTCTATAGCACAAGATTCATCAGACGCAAATATCGTGAAACAAATTGAGAAACTTACTACAGACGAAATAAGAAAACTTCGTACTTTAATGGTTCTTATAGATGGTACAATTCTCAATCGTGAGTATTCAGAACTATTTGATAACTGTTAAGTTATGTATCGTATCAAAGCGTATTTTAAGAATCAAGTTGTGGTTCGTTACTTTGTAGATCAGTACGAAGCCATTGATTTTAGAGACACAGTGGATGCTCACTATCCTCTGAGAGTAACATTTGAAAAAGGAGTTTATCCAGTGAGAACATTTGTAGTAAATAGTTGGAATGTTGTGATGGATCACAATAAAAATCCTCTGAGACATATCCCAGATTTGAACACTAGACATATGGTTATGCAAGTATTAGCTTGGATGTGGTGTATTGTGTTTAGCAGTTACTTTGGTAGCATGTGGATGTTTGGTATTACTGCTATTGCACACGTCATTGTGTTGGCAGCTATTGCAATCACAGTTGGAACATTTGCTGTTGCAAAAAATAATCCATCACTTTTTAGCTTGCGCTCGGATGGTTATCATTCTGTAAGTCGCACAAGAGGACATATGTGGATCAATGGTAAAAAAGTAATGTTAGATCCGAATGATCCAGGTGGAGAACACGAGTAATATTTGTAAGGAGAAGTAGGCAATGGCAGCAGCATATAAGGTTCTAAAAAATACAGCTAAAGCAGGTAACGCAATCATTGGAGCAGGTGTATATTCAGCTGTGCTTCAACATGGCAAACCTCATGAGTGCAAGGTCATTAAAATTGGTAATACCACTTATGATCCTTGGCTTGATTATATTGAACTTTCTAAGCCTCTTGGTGAGAACTGTCATACACCTTCAATACATAATATGCACATTGATCATGCAAATGAATACTATGTAGCTACTATGGAGCAACTTACCCCTGATCCTATTGACTTTGATACTGATGAAGTCAGTAGATACGACCTAGCTAATTCAATCTCCGAGTTGATACTAGGTGAAAAGTCTCAAACAGATTTTGAAGAAGAGTGGGAAGAGTATCAATATGATTTGTTTCCGTGGGGGTTTGATTCGTTTTTTCATCTCACAGACATGCTTATCAATCAAACAGATTGCTTTACCTCTGAGGATGAGGAAGAAGTACCTTATGAAGACACTGCCAGTTTTCGTAAAATAGATCTTCATGCTGGTAATATTATGTTTCGCAATAATACTGTGGTAATTACAGATCCTTGGTGTAATTGTGAAGTAGAAGATCATCCTTCTATGGAAACTTACATAGAAGAATCTGAAGATAAAAATATCACTTATCAATTTAGAATAGAGGTTTAAAATGACACTAATTAAAATAGAACCTACATATAAGAAATCTGTTTTCGATATTGAGTTTTTCCACAACGAAGAAACAGGGGTATGGATACACTATGAGCAGGGTTGGCGATGGGGTACTTTCTTCGCTGATGTGACAGACGAAGAAATGCAGGCGTTAAAAGATCATAACAAGTATTGTGAAGAAAACAATATTTATGATGAGTTTGAAATTTCAGACCTTACAGACTTTGAAATGAATGATACTTGGGACGGAGTTTGGGGAGACATCCGTGTTTTCAAATCGGGTTGGACTGAAGAACAACAAACAGAACTTAAAGAAATTATAGAGGACTCTGATGATTGGTGGGATTGGCTAATGGAGAACGGCTTTGAACCCCAAGAATCTGAAACATACATTTGCGGTATAATTGATATTGAAAACATTGATAATTTACCTTGGGAGATAGCAGGTAGTGTTTAGAAAAATATTAGATTGGTATGAAAAACATGACGGACTAGAAATACTTGTAATGGCTTTTTGTATGGGTACATTTGCTGTAGTTATTTACACGTTTCTTGCAGAAATATTTACAAGGATATTTGGATGATTTATTTAGATGTAGACGGGGTGATTGCAGATTTTGAGGCTGGTCTTAAAGTATTAGGCTGGACAGGTAATTTGTGTAATCGTGGTGATGGCAATCTTTCAAAGTTCATGTACGAACACTATGAACAAGTCTTTCGTACTGCTCCGCTAACAACAAATGCAGACTACTTTATAGATCTTTATAAAACGGAAAATCAAACCTACAACAACTGTCAAATTCTAACTGCTATGGGTTCACACTATACACCAGAACAGGCAGAGGTTGTTTATGGAAACAAACTATGGTGGTTAGAGCAGCATGGTTTTGAGCGTGAGCATATCAATATTGTACCTACAGCTGAAGATAAGTTACCTTTTTGTAATCCAGGAGATGTACTGTATGATGACAAAAGATGGACTATTAAAAGATGGAATCAGCGGGGAGGTCTTGGCATCTTAGTGTACTGTGATCACAACTGGGATCAACCTGATTAGTACTCTTAGATTTTCTTACTAAAACTTTCAACTTGCTGACTGCCTATCTCT